GAGGAACTTTGATAAGAAGAGTCCTGATCTAGAAGATTATATTGCTCGTGCTCTTGGTAAGAGTCTACATGACTCTATCGAGAAAGCATGGAAGAATAGCTACAAGAGTGCACTAGCTATGCTAGGCTATCCAGAAGAAGCTATTAATCGAGTTATGATTAATCCTACTCTGGAACAGTTACAAGCTGCTGAGAACCCTATTCCTGTTTATCTTGAACAACGTGATAGGCGTAAGATTAAGGTTGGCAGAACTGAATACACTGTTGGTGGTAAGTTCGATATCGTCCTAGATGGTATCGTACACGACAACAAGAGTACATCTGTATGGAAGTACATCCTTCGTAACAACGATGATGAGTATGCCCTACAGATGAGCCAATACCGTTGGATCAATGCAGCATCTGATCATCCAAAGATCACTCAAGACTTTGGGCGTGTCAACTTTATTTTCACGGATTGGCAGAAATTCCAATCAAAACAGATTGCTAATTATCCGACCAAGCGGACTGAGACTATCGATGTTCCGCTGCTTTCTTTAGAAGAGACAGAAGCTTGGATTGTCCGTAAGCTTGAATTATACGAGAAGTTCAAAAACACCCCTGAACCACTCCTACCAGAGTGTTCTGACGAAGAGCTTTGGCGTAGCGAAACAAAGTATAAGTATTATGCTGATGCAACAAAGACATCAGGTAAGTCAACCAAGAACTTTGATTCTCTAAAAGATGCGAATGCTTTTCTTGTCGAGAAGGGTAACAAGGGTATCGTACTAACTGTACCCGGTGAACCAAAGCGATGCGGATATTGTGACGCTTTTGATGTCTGCTCACAAAGGAAGAGGTATTTCCCAGATAATGATTGATCTGACCAACGTAACACACCACGCAGCTATCGAAGAGATTGTAGAGGTTATCTGCAATAAGACCCAAAACACTGATCGTGGGTTCTTCCGTGCTGAAGTGGCATATTTTCTAGGTAAGATGGCTGCGTCCATGCGAGCAATCGTAGTGACCAAGGACCGTGGTGAAATTCCCGTTAATATCTATGCACTCTGCCTAGCATCATCTGGCTATGGTAAGGGCCATTCTGTTAATCTGGTAGAGAATGAATTCATGAAGCCGTTCAAGAAGCGGTTCATGGAAGAAGCTTTGCCTATCATTGCAGAACAGCACTTGATCCAACTAGCTAAGGAACGTGCGGAACGCAGTGGTTCCAATATGGAAGATGAGCTAACCAAGCTCGAAGGTGAATTTAGACGTGCTGGTGCATTTCCATTTACATTTGATAGTGGTACACCACCTGCTGTAAAGCAACTACGTCAGAAGCTATTGCTTGCTAACATTGGATCGATCAATCTACAGATTGATGAGATTGGCTCTAATCTAATTAGCTCTACAGATATCCTAACTCTGTTTCTTGAGCTATACGATCAGGGTATGGTCAAGCAAAAGCTAACCAAGAATACTGTTGATAACCAGCGTAGTGAGGAGGTAGATGGCAAGACCCCTACCAATGCACTATTGTTTGGTACCCAAGCTAAGCTATTCGATGGTGGCCAGACCGAAGACCAATTCTATTCTATGTTGGATATCGGTTATGCACGTCGTTGTATCTTTGGTTGGGGTCAACAGGATCAGAAGGCATTCCATACTCAGAATGCTCGTGAGATTTATCTACGTCTAACCCAGCCTACCAACAATGTCACTTCTAACAAATGGTCTGAAATCTTCTATGATCTTGCTGATCCAGCAAATTATGGAGCTAAGATTAATGTAGAAGAGGATGTTGGTATTCGTCTGCTAGAGTATAAGATCGCATGTGAGATTGAAGCTACCAAGCTTCCAGATCATGATGAGATTCGTAAGGCAGAAATGAGCCATCGTTACTTCAAGGCTCTAAAGCTAGCTGGTGCTTATGCCTTCGTAGATGGAACCAAAGAAATCACTATGGATCAGCTTATGTCAGCTATTCTTCTTATTGAAGAATCTGGTATTGCTTTCCAGAAGATTCTAAGTCGTGAGAAGACCTACGTTAAGCTAGCTAAGTATGTAGCTACAGTAGGTACAGAAGTAACTCATGCTGACTTACATGAGGCTCTACCATTCTATAAGTCTGGTCAGGCTGCTCGTAATGAAATGATGACTCTGGCTACTGCCTGGGGCTATCCACGACATATCCTGATTAAGAAGTCTTTCGTAGACGGTATTGAATTCTTCAAGGGTGAAACACTTAAGGAGAATAATACAGACGAATCTATCATCTCGTATTCTGATCACTATGCATTCGGTTATCTCAATGAACGAGTGCCATTTGATAAGTTACATACTTTGACCGAAGCTAAGGGAATGCACTGGTGTAACCACCATTTCCGTGACGGTCATCGTCTAGATGAGAAGACCATGGCTGGATTTAATCTCATTGTCATCGATGTAGATGGTGATGTTAATCTAGATACTGCTCATGATCTTATGAAAGACTATAGGTTCCTGACATATACGACTAAGCGACATACCGATGAAGCGAATCGTTTTCGTCTTATTATGCCCACCAACTATGAGCTACATCTAGATTCCGACGAATATAAGGAGTTTATGAATTCACTCATGGAGTGGCTACCATTCAAGACTGATGAAGCTGCTAATCAACGCTGTAAGAAGTGGGAGACATTCCCTGGTTCATACCACTATAATCTAGAGGGTGAGCTATTGGATGTACTACCATTCATTCCAAAGACATCTAAGCATGAACTGCATAAGCAATCTATGCAGAAGATTCAGTCTATGGATAATCTAGAGCGGTGGTTCGCACAGCGAATTGCATCTGGTAACCGTAATAACCAAATGATCAAGTATGCATTGGCTCTTGTTGATTCTGGTCTGAACCTTGTGAATGTAAATGATCAGGTTCATGCCTTCAATAAGAAGCTGGCTAATCCTATGGATGAGTCTGAAATCAATGCTACAATCATGGCAACGGTCGCTAAGAAATTTCAAAGAGCATAATCATGCAAGAACATGATATTGGATGGGCTGTATACCAGCTAAAGTCAGGTCGCCTAATTAGGCGATCTGGTTGGAATGGTAAGAATATGCATCTGTATCTAGAAGAGATGGGCGAACGTAATATGCCACGTCATAATAGCAAGACAGGTAAGATTACTTTCGAAAAGATTGCTGATATTCTTCCTCATATTGTAATGTATACAGCGCAAGGCAATCATCAGCCAGGATGGCTAGCCTCTCAGGCTGACCTCCTAGCTACAGATTGGGAGATTGCAGAATGAGTCTAGAAAACCTTATGTTTAGTCATCGCTATACATTCACGTATACGAACCATAAGAACGAGACTGAGACACGTACCGTAGAACCAGCTATGCTGCAATATGGTACAGTTGAGCCATACTATCCTGAACCAGAGTGGCTTCTATGCTGCTGGGATTTGGATCGGGTAGCCTATCGCACATTCTCCCTTAAGAAGATTAAGGATATGAAGCTTGTGTGATTGTCCTAGGCCAATCACTACCTACGAAGAAGTACGAGTAGGTTCACGTCTAAAGGCAGATAATCTTTTTACCTGCCTTGATGACGGAGATATCGTAGAAGTACTCGCAGGAAGTGGTAATGATCTGTATGTGATGTGCCGTGATGGCCGACACTATCTAGACGGACAGATCAACGAAGCTGAAACAGGATATGAAGGATTTACCCGTGTCTAATTCCGAAACCAATGACCAGTTAGTTCTTATTTCTGGTTTTTCTGGTACTGGTAAATCTGCCAGCCTTCGAAACATTGAGAACCAAAGCCGTTGGATTTATCTGAACTGCGAAGCCGGTAAGCGTCTTCCGTTCAGGAATGAATTCAAGCAGGTTCGTATCTCTGATCCATGGGATGTCCATGCATACTTTGATGAATGCATTGCCAATCCTGACATGGTGGATGGTGCTATCGTAGATAGTGCTACGTTCATGATGGACATGTTTGAGACACAGCATGTATTGACTGCTGCCAATACAATGAATGCTTGGTCCCAGTATGCCCAGTTCTGGAAGTCTCTGTTGCAAGAGAAGGTGGTTCTCTTCGGAAAGCCAACTATCTTTACAGCACACGTTCTAGATGTCTTGGACGAGAAGGCTATGGAGATGAAGACCTCTGTACCTGTCAAAGGCTCCTTGAAGAATAACGGAATCGAAGCTTACTTTTCTACTGTAGTCTCTGTAAAGAAGATGAGTATGAAAGAGCTTGAACCATACGAATCCGATATGCTCACCATTACCGATGAGGAACGTGCTCTAGGCTATAAGCATGTGTTCCAGACTCGACCTACTGTTAAGACTACAGGCGAACGTATCCGTTCTCCTATGGGTCTATTCAAGGTCAATGAGACATTCATTGATAATGATGCTCAGGTTCTTTTGAACCATCTTAACAAATTCTATAATTAATACGAGAAAATAATGTCCTATTTTGATGATCTATCAACAGATGGTCTAGAAGAATCCAAAGACGTACTCGGTGGATATTCTGTCTATGACTCTGATGTCTATAAGGGCAAGGTTAAGCTAGCCTATGCAGGCAAGTCTAAGGACGGTGCAAAGTTTGTATTCCTGTCCATTGCTATGCCTGATGGCAAGGAGTACCGTGAGACTATCTATGTGACATCCAAGGCCGGTAATAACTTCTACCATCCAAAGGGTGATACATCTAAGAAGGTGTCTCTACCAGGGTTCGTACTAGCTAACGATATCAGTCTGCTCCTGAGTGACAAGGAACTACGTCATCAGGAATTCGAGGATAAGGTCGTTAACGTATACGATCCAGATCATAAGAAGGAGATGCCTAAGAAGGTACCAGTCCTCGTTGATCTGCTAGGTAAGGATATCGCTGTAGGTATTCTAAAGCGTCTGGAAGATGTCACAGTCAAGCAGGGTAACGAGTATGTACCCACTGGCAAGACTCGTGACACCAACGCTATCGACAAGATTTTCCATGCTGAAAGCATGAAGACTGTCAGCGAATATCGTGATGTCAAGGACGAAGCTGAATTCGTCAACAAGTGGCTAGCTAAGAATAAGGGCACTGTACGTGACCTCACCAAGAGTGAGGCTAAGAGCGGTCGTCCTGGTGCAGCAGCAGGTGGTCCTCCACAGGCTGGTACTAATGCTAAGCCTCGTGCAAGCCTATTCGGTAGCTAATGCGTTAAGGGGGATGTTCAGGCATCCCCCATTAAAGAACTCATTATGCAAAATACATGGACGTTATCACTGCCACTGTTTGTATTAGTCGGTAAGACTAAAAGGTTCGTATTAAATATGAACCAATACAGAAATGCTCATCATATGACATTGAATAAAGCAAAGGCTGTATTCAAAGAACAGATGACTCCTGAGATACTTAAGCTTCCTGATTTTGAAGTAGTTAAGTTATCTTATATTCTACATTGTAGAACCAAACATTTGCAGGATGTATCTAATCCTTGTAGTATTGTAGATAAGTTCTTTAGCGATGCACTAGTAGAACTTGGTAAGTTACCAGACGATAACTATAATCACCTACTAGGTGTAGAGTATCTATTTGGGAGCGTGGACCCAATCAACCCACGAGTAGATGTAACCATTCATAAATTGGATTAGAAAAATGAAGTTCGAAATTGATCAAACCGAAGTCGAAGACGCCATCAAGGCTCACCTAAGCAACCTCATCGTTATCAAGGATGGCAGCGAAATCGAGATTGATTTCCGTGCTGGTCGTGGTGGTAATGGTCTGACTGCTACTGTAGAAGTCACCAAGCCCGGTCAGGCTAAGGCAGCTAAGGCTGAGCCAACAGCAGAAGTCACTAAGCCTACTAAAGTCACTATGTCTGATCTAAAGGCACAGCAGGCTCTAGAGACTGTTGACGAAGAGCAGCCCGATGTTTCTATGGCTCAGGAGAATGCAGCCGAAGATGCTGAGGAAGCTCAGGGTACTGAGGATCAGCCTTCTGCACGTCCAAGCCTATTCGCTGGTCTGACCTCAAGCAAGTCTAAGTAAATGGATAAGCTAGGTTCAGCCATTGGTGTAGCGATTCTAGTAATCCTATTCCTAGCTATCACTGCTGCTATTATCAGTGTGGCTCCATATCTAGCACTCATGATTATAGCTTGTATTTGCTGGTGCTTTATTCCAAAGAATAAAGTCAACGAATAAAAAAGAACCCCTAGAGATTTCTCTCTAGGGGTTTTTCTTTTAGTTTACGAGTTGTGCCCAGGGATTGAGCATTGGTGCTCGTAGACCCTGACCCAAACCAAACGAACGCCAGAGTGAACCATCAAACAATTTAGAGAAGATGTTATCTTCAATAGGTGTACCAACACCTAGTACAGATGGACTTGGCACCAGACCAGCTAGCAATGCATGGACTGGATTATTACGAATCATAGACATAGCAATCTTCGCAGAACGAAGCTTGAAGTTATAGAACCACATAAGACCATTGGCTTCTAGTGCTCCACGGAATCGACCTGTTAGAACATCATAGTTCACAAACTCTTCCGTAACTCGACCCAAAGCATATTCCTTAGACTTCTTCTGTCGCTTGGTGATATCGTCATATACGATTGCCTTAGCCAAGAAGTCACCATACTCTACAGCCTTCTGTAAACCCTGGAACAATGCAGTGTCCTTGGTAATCATACCATAGCGACCAGCAGTCTGAATTGATGGAGGCAGCTTAGCTACTAGCTGTTCCATGTAGGCATGAATCCTACCTTCGCTTAGCATAATCTCTTCACGAGAAATGCCAGCATCAGACACAGAACTAAACTCCCCTCGCTCCAATAGTGGATAGAAGCTCAGACGGGTATAGCTATCCTTGATAGCCTGGATTTCAGTCTTGAGCCTACGTTGTGCAGCAGCATCATTGCTACCAACAGCAGCACGTAGATCAGCATCTAGACTAATTTCCTTTAGTCGATTCTTGGTA